ATGAAAGCATTACTCATCAACGGCAGCCCTAGGGCAAAAGGCTGCACCTACACTGCCCTGACCGAACTGGCAAAGACGCTGGAAAGCCAGGGGATCGAAACGGAGATCGTACACGTTGGCCACAAGGAGGTGCGGGGCTGTATTGCCTGCCGCAAGTGCCACGAGACCGGCAAATGCGTGTTTGACGATATCGTCAACGAATTGGCCCCCAAGCTGGTCCAGGCGGACGCTTTTGTCATAGGCGCGCCGGTGTACTTTGCTTCCCCGGCGGGCGGGGCCATCTCCTTTATGGACCGTCTGTTTTTCAGCACGCTGAACATCGACAAGACCATGAAGGTCGGCGCGGCGGTGGTCACTTGCAGGCGGGGCGGCAATACCGCTACCTTTGATGTGCTCAACAAGTATTTTTCCATGAACAATATGCCCATCGCCACCAGCCAGTATTGGAACATGGTGCATGGCGGCTCTGCCGAGGAAGTCCTGGAGGATAAAGAGGGACTGCAGACCATGCGCACCCTGGGAAAGAACATGGCGTTTTTGATGAGATCCATCCAGTGGGGCAAGGAAAACGTGGGCCTGCCGGAGCGCGAGCCTGTCACCTTCACCAGCTTCCACCATTGATTGAAAAGGAGATAATACGATGGAAACACGCATTTTAGGCAACGATTTAGAGGTATCCGCTGTGGGCCTGGGCTGCATGGGGTTCTCCCACGCCAGCGGCGCGCCCACCGAGAAGTCCGTGGCCGTAAAGACCCTCCGGGAAGCCTATGAGATGGGTTACACTTTCTTCGACACCGCTGAGTGCTACACCGGCGTGAACCCCGACGGCAGCACCTCCTACAACGAGGAGCTGGTGGGCGAGGCCCTCCGTGACGTGCGGGACAAGGTGGTCATCGCCACCAAGTGCGGGGTACACCACGCCCCCGACCAAAGCCTGATTTTAGACAGCTCCCCCGCCACCATCCGTGCCTCCGTGGAGGGCAGCTTGAAAAGGCTGGGCATGGACGCCATTGACCTATACTACCAGCACCGCATCGACCCCAAAGTAGAACCGGAAGTAGTAGCCGAAACCATGGCAGAGCTTATCCGGGAGGGCAAAATCAAGCATTGGGGCATCTCCGAGACCACCGAGGATTACCTGCGCCGCGCCCACGCTGTCTGCCCCGTCACTGCCGTGGAGAACCGCTACTCCCTGATGGCCCGCTGGCACGGGAGCCTGTTTCCGGTTCTGGAGGAACTGGGCGTAGGGTTTGTGGCCTTCTCCCCCATGGCAAACGGCTTTTTGAGCGGGGCCTACACAGTGGATTCCAAGTTTGAACCCGGCACCGACTACCGGAGCAAAATGCCCCAGTACACCCCGGAGGGTTTTGAAAAGAGCCGGGCGCTGATGGAACTGCTGGGCAGACTGGCAGAGGAAAAGAACGCCACGCCCGCTCAGGTCTCCATGGCTTGGATGCTGTGCAAGAAGCCCTACATCGTGCCCATCCCCGGCAGCCGCAAGATAGAGCGGCTGAGAGAGAATCTGGGGGCCGGGGAAATCGAATTGAGCGAAAGCAAGATCGCCACCATCGACACGGCGCTGGACGGCATGGAGCTGCCGGTGTTCGGAGGGTCGAAAATAAACAAGTGAGCGCACACCTTTAGGTATATACTGATGAACTTTTTGGAACTTCTCTTTTGCGGGAAACGTGTTAAAATATAGATAAGAACAAAACGAACGGAGGAATCCATATGGAATATGTAACCTTGCACAACGGAGTGAAAATGCCCCAGGAGGGCTTCGGCGTGTTCCAGGTGCGGGACAAGGAGGAATGCAGGCAGTCCGTTTTGACCGCGATCCGGGCGGGCTACCGGCTCATCGACACCGCCGCCAGCTACACCAACGAGGATGCGGTGGGCGAGGCTGTGCGGCAGGCCATTGACGAGGGCATCTGCACCAGAGAGGAACTGTTCATTACCTCCAAGATGTGGGTGCAGGATATGGCGAATTACGATACGGCAAGGCCGCTTGCGGGGCGCGGAGTATGTGATCTACGAACAGCCGCAGCCGCCTACATCAGATTTACCTACGTTGGAAAATCCAACATTGGATAATCCAACGCAGGAAAAACCTACATTGGATAAACCTACGTTGGAAAATCCAACGCAATTAAATAAAGATATATCAAGAACTGACTTACCAAAAAAAGAACAATCAATTACGGATTTACCAAGTACCGATTCCATTCCTATCCTTTCCCCTGACCCCTCACCTTACGGGGACGCTGCGGCAGAGCCGCCGGAACGGAAGCGAAAGGAAGCGGCAACACAGAGCGCGGTTGAGCTTTATCGGGAGATCATTAAGGAGAATATCGAGTACGAACATCTCCTGCGCTACTCCAAGATTGACCCGGAGGAATTGGACGGCATTGTGGAACTGCTGGTGGAAACCGTCTGCACGGCCCGCAAAATTATCCGGGTGGCCGGGGACGACTACCCCGCCGAGCTGGTAAAGGCCAAGCTGCTGAAACTCAATAGCAGTCACATTGAGTTTGTCATGGACTGTATGCGGGAGAACACTACGAAAATCCGCAATATCAAAAAATATCTGCTGGCGGTGCTGTTCAATGCCCCCAGCACAATGGGAAGCTACTACACCGCCCTTGTCGCCCATGATATGGCGACGGGACAAATCTGAAAGGAGCGTACAACATGAAACAGGGAGCCTTGATTTTCGACGAGCGAACCGACCGCTACGATATTCGCTTTGGGCTGGGGGACTACTATGGCGGGCTGCATTGCGGCGACGCGCTGGAAGTGTTCACAGGCCACAAGTGGAAGCCCACCCGCATTGAGTACGGCGCAAACTGGTATCTTGTCGGAATCCGCGCCGAGGATTTGAGCGGTCTGCGGGTACGGATTTGACGAGCTGTACCCCACAGGGCACAGAACATCAAAAAATCTGAACATTTTGACTGACATCGGGGAACGTGGCAGATAAATCCTGCCCCATTCCCACCTAAAAGCGAGGTGGTTATTTGCAAGATGAAGTCAACGAAAAAGTAGTGGCCCTGTCCATCAAGGGGGCGAAGCTCACCGCCGAAATGCTGCAAAAGGCCATGAAAGAGGTACTTTCACAAGTAAAAAAAGAGGTTGATAAACAGGCAATCCCCCACGGAAAACAGACCTTGCGCCAGCTTATGAAGCAGAACGCGGGCGTTTCCAATATCGAGATCACCGACGGCAATATCAAAGCCTTTGAGAGTACGGCGAAAAAGTACGGCATTGATTACGCGCTGAAAAAGGACGCCACGGAAACCCCGCCCCGCTACCTTGTGTTTTTCAAAGGGCGGGACGCCGACGTGCTGACCGCCGCTTTTAAGGAGTTTTCCGCAAGGAAGCTGACACAGGAGCAAAGGCCGTCTATCCGTAAGGTGCTGGCAGCGTTCCGGGACAAGGCAAAGCAGCTCAACACCAACCGTCAAAAGGTGAAAAACAAGGTGCAGGAGGAATCCCTATGAAGCCGGAAATCAAGAAGCAGCTTATCCTAAACGCCCCCTATCTTCTCTTTGTCTACCTCTTTGACAAGCTGGGCGAAGCGGTGCGCCTTGCCCCCGGTGCGGACGCAAGCCAAAAGCTGCTGCACATGGGCGAGGGCTTTACCGCCGCCTTTTCCAGCGCAGCCCCCAGCTTCCACCCGACAGACCTTTTAATCGGGATTGCGGGTGCGCTCCTTATCCGGCTTGCCGTCTATGTAAAAGGCAAGAACGCGAAGAAGTACAGGAAATCACATCATCTTTCGTCATAGTGAGCAGATCATCAAGCGTTGTGTCATTCCAAAACTTCTCTACGGCGGTAATCATGCCGCCGATACAACGATCTCGCTCTCCAACCGTCAGCGTTTCCTGATTTGCTATGTGGTACAAGAAGCGATAGCCAAAGTCGCACCACATAGGGGCTTTTTCGTTGGACTTATCCACTTTCTGCGGCAAGCTCTCTTGATAGGCCGGGGCTACCATAGGGTCGCCTGTGTAATTGCTTTGCACAAACTCACCATTTTCAGTTCCAGACAGAAATACTGTCAGTCGAATAAACGCAAGTTCTTCTTCGCTGAAACTCACTTGAAAATCATTACATAGCATATCAGCGTCAATCCGTTCCATTCGGCCAAAATCCTCGTTAGCCCATGCCAGCAACTTTGCGTTGAAATCTGCAACGCTCATGCTGGCATAGTCTGGCGTTTTCAAAGCGAGCAGGGATTGGTAGTCCTCTTTTGTACCATATTCGGATTGTCGGGTTTCCGTATTGGGGGCTGGTGTGTCGTTGCCGTTCGGGGTCCCATCCGGCGGATTTTCGCAGCGAAAAACATACTCAATCGTAATTTCCAGTTTTTCGCTCCCCCACGATTTCGTAAGCGTTGCAATCTCATTCCCGATTGCCGTTTGCATTGCGGCCTCGTCTTGCAGCTCGGCGGCAGCTTTGCCGCTCAAAAAGGCTTCCGTCTTTGGAAAGGAGCAGCGCATTATGTCAGAGAAAAGACGGGACAGCAAAAACCGTATTTTGCGTTCAGGAGAGAGCCAGAGGAAAGACGGGCGATATGCTTACAAATACGTTGATACCTTTGGAAAACCGCAATTCGTCTACGCATGGAAGTTAGTGCCTACGGACAAGACCCCAGCCGGAAAACGGGAGGACATATCCCTACGGGAAAAGGAAAAGGAAATCCAGAAAGACCTTGACGACGGGATAGACCCTATCGGCAAAAAAATGACGGTCTGCCAGCTCTATGCGAAGCAGAACCGCCACCGGGGAAATGTGCGGCACAACACCGTAAAGAGCCGGGAACGGCTGATGAAGCTATTGGAGAGCGACCCGCTGGGCGCGTGTCCGATTGAGAGCGTAAAAATGTCCGACGCGAAAGAATGGGCTTTACGCATGAGAGATCGGGGCATAGCTTACCGAACTATCAGCAATGACAAGCGTTCTCTGAAAGCAGCCTTTTATACGGCGATACAGGACGATTGCATACGCAAGAATCCGTTTGACTTCCAGCTTAACACCGTTCTGGAAGATACGACGGTGCCAAAGGTACCTCTCACGCCAGCGCAGGAAGAAAGCCTACTGGCCTTTGTGGAGAGCGATAGCGTCTATGAGAAATACTATGACGAGATCGTGATACTGCTGGGGACAGGGCTGCGGATTTCCGAGCTTTGCGGACTGACCGACGCCGACCTTGACTTTGAGGGCAGGACAATCACAGTAGACCACCAGCTTCTTAGGAGCAAGGAAACGGGCTACTACATTGAGAAGCCCAAAACGGAAAGCGGTGTCCGGCAAATCCCCATGAGCGAGAAAGTCTGTGAAGCGTTAAAGCGTGTGCTTGCCAACCGCAAGGGCGCAAAGGACATTATCGTGGACGGTTACTGCGGTTTCCTGTTCCTCAACCGGGACGGCAACCCGAAAACGGCACCGAACTACGACACCATGTTTCGGCTGCTTGTGAAGAAGTACAACAAGTGCCACGAAGAAGCCTTACCTAAAGTAATGACGCCGCACACGCTCCGGCACCCAAATGTCAAGCCCAAGACACAAATTTTTTCAAGTTTTTTATGAACTGAGCCAGCTAAAATTCTCCTAAGCAAAAATCCTGCATATTCCAAAGGATTTCCACCCGATTGCCGGGGTAGATATAAACCTTGTCAATCAAGGAATCAACTAACTCAGCCGTTAATTTGCCTGTCTCTACTACCTCCTGCGCCAGCTTTGTCCGGGCGCTTTGTGTTTTTGCGTCAATCTGTATTTGCGAAGTCCGTACTTTCAATGCTGTATGTAACTCCCGCAAGCGCTCTAGTTCCCGGTCAACCGTTGCTTTCTGAGAAGTGTAATCCTCTAAACTTATCTGTTTCAAGAGAAACCGCTCATATAACAGCCGCTTTTGGTCCAGATATTCCTCAATCTGCCCGCCGTACTCAGTTTGCTTTGCAATCTCCACATCCAACCGCCTTGTATGGGAAAGGTCTGGCAGATTCAAAATCGCCTGGGCCTGCTTGCTGAGAATTTTTAAAAGCAAATTTTCCAAGTCCTGCTCAGAGATTGCCAAGCCATGGCAGGGAGCGCTCTCGTTCACTTGAGAATGTGTGCAAGCAAAGCGATATCCTTTCTTGCCAATTCTCTGCAGCCCATGAAAGCAGCAGCCGCAGAACACCTTGCCTTTAAGCGGATATTGTGCCACCTTTTTCTTCTCGCTTTTGACGTGGCGGATCGCCGCCTGAACCTGAGAAAACAGCTCTTTTGAAATGATAGCCGGGTGATGGTCTGGTATCTTTATCCACTCGCGTTCATCTTTCATTCGCACATGATTACTCCCTATCTCTACTCTCTGTCGTTTTCCGATAATGTAAGTGCCAGTGTAGCGCTCGTCGTGCAGAATATTTAGGATAGCAGACCTTTGCCAAATACCATGTGTCCGAGAAATGTCATGATAACATTGCCCCCTTGAGGCTTTATACTCACCTGGGGTTGGTACTCGCCGGTCAAACAGCACTTTGATAATATCTGTGGTACTCCTGCCGGTAGCAGCCATGCTAAAAAGAAACCGCACAGTTTCCGCAGTCTCGGGGTCCGGCTCCATTCGCCCATCGGCGCCTTTCTGATAGCCGTAGGGACAAATCCTGCTCTGGTACTCGCCCCGCCTGAACTTGGCGTACTTCGCGCTCTTATACTTCACTGACAGGTCGCGGCTGTAAAACTCGCTGATCAGGTACTTAAACGCCACATTTATCCCACCGGTATCACCATGAAGCTGTGCGCTGTCAAAGTCATCGTTTATCGAGATGAACCGTACTCCATAGAGCGGGAACACCATCTCCATGAAGTAGCCGACCTCAATACTGTTGCGCCCGAAGCGGGTGAAATCCTTAACGATAATACAGCCGATTTTGCCCTCCTGCACCATCCCGAGCAGCTCCTGGACTGCCGGACGCTCGAAGCTGGCGCCGCTGTACCCATTGTCAACGAACTCCAAAACCTCCATCCCTGCGGCCCAATCCCTAGCGTCAACATACTGATGGAGCGCGCGCTTTTGGTTCTCAATGCTCATACTGCCCACCTTGCTGTCCTCGGAAGAAAGCCGGATGTACAGGCCGATAGAACTACTCATCTGCCAGCACCTCCCTGACCCGTTCAAAGCCGCTGTCAAAGGTAAAGTCAACGGATACATCCTCCGGGCCGTTCACGGTAATCCGCTGGATCAGCTTGGCAACCAGTTGCGCGGTGAGCTCCGTGTCCTCGCCTACCGCCGCCAGCTTATCGGCAATGCCGGTGTATTCCTCCAGCTGCCGCTCAAGCTCCGATTGCTGTGCCCGGAGCTGCCGGACACGCTCCGCCGCACCGCTGATTTTATTACTATAGTCCTCCTTCAGCTCAAAATATTCCGTCTGTGTGAGAACCCCTTTCACAAAGCTCTCATACAAACCGGCAAGCAGTTCCCTGTGTCTTTCGGTCTGCCGCCGCAGTTCTGTAATTTCTGCGTCCGTCTTTGCTTTCCGCGCGGCAGTTTTGCCGCCGCACTGCTTCAGCCGCAGGCTTTCACCCAGCACCGCCTCTGCTTTCTTTAGGATTACGGTCAGAATCAGGCTGAACAGTTCCGATTCGCTCATATAAATATTTGCGGTACAGGAGCCTTCACCTATGCGTTCATTGGAGATACAATGATAAACGTAATAGTCCCTATTGCGCCGCTGGCGATGGAGGTTCTTACCGCAGCCGCCGCAGAACACCCGCCCCCGCAGAATGTTTACGCTATACGGTTCTTTTGCGGTTTGTGTATATTTCTCCGCCATCCGGGCCCGGCCGGTCTGGACCCGGGCAAACAAATCCCGGCTTACCAGCGGTTCATGGGTACCGCGGACCACAACCCACTCGCTCTCATCAACCGGCACCTGCTTATGCCCGACAGAGCGAGTCTTCCCCTGCACCATGTCGCCCAGATAGACCTCATCGGTCAGTATTCTATGAAGCGTCCTGGTTTGCCACTTGCCGCCGCCTGTTAGTTTCTTGCTGGTGATTATGCCCATACTGGCCTTGTATTGTCCCGGAGCGGGGATGTCCTGCTCGTTTAGATTCAGGACGATTCTGTTTACGGCAACTCCATCAGCCGCCCACTGGAAGATTTGACGCACAACCGGCGCAGTCTCAGGGTCAATAAGCAGCTTATGACAATCCTGCGGGCTTTTGAGATACCCATATGGAGCTCTCCCGCCAATAAACTGCCCCTCCTGCATGGACTGTCTCTGCTGGGAGCGTACCTTCCGGCTGATGTCGGCGGCATACGCCTCGTTAATCATGTTTTTCAGCGGCACAATCAGGTGACTGCCATTGTTTTGCGAATCCTCGCTGTCAAACTGGTCGTTGACAGAGATAAACCGTACCCCGTGAAGGGGGAAATACTTCTCGATATAATAGCCTGTGTCGATGGTATTCCGGCCCAGCCGGGAAAGGTCCTTAACCACAATGCAGTTGATTTTCCCCGCCTCCACATCGGACAGCATTTGCTGAAAGGCCTGCCGCTCGAAGGTGCGGCCCGTGGTGCCGTTATCTGTATATACCCCGGCAATCTCGACGTCAGGGCAGAGGGCGATATACGCTTCCATGATTTGCCGCTGGGTTTCCAGGGAATCGCCCCGCCTGCCGTTGAACTCAACGGACAAACGGATATAGAGCGCCGCCCGCCAGACCTTCACCTGTGAAGCTTGCTTAACGCCGGGGGATTGATTTTTCCTGCTTTTCCTCGCCAATCAGACCGCCTCCTTTGCCAAAGAGACAGCCTGTGCCAGCCGTTCCAGCGCTTTTTCATACTCCATCTGATAGCGGAAGGTGATTTGTAAATCTTCTTTTCCCAGCACACGGATGGACTGGATCAGTGCAATCACCGCTCGCCGGTCCAGCGTGGTCATGTTTGAAAATTCTTTGAAATGCTGGATCCACCGCAGGCGGTCGCCGGAATTGTCTATGGTACGCTCCATCTCCTCACGCAGGAGCGAAATTGCTTCCTGCGCCTGCCGGGCACGGAGGGTGTAGAGGCTTTTCAGGTCCTGATAGTCCTTTTTGTCAATGAAGCCGCCGATGAAATTCTCATAGAGCGTGGCCTTGAACTGCCGCGCTTCCTCCAACTTTACCTCGTTATCGGCAATCCGGGCCTTGAACTTTGCGATCTCCTCCCGGCCGATCTCCTCCTCGCTAATGCTGTCCAGCAGCCTGTCCAGGGAAACGGCACTACGGATATGGGCCTGCAGGCTCTCCAGCACACAGGCGGTCAGGTCGCTTTCTTTCAGCATAACAGGGTGTGTGCAGCCGTTTTTTCTGCCGGTGGGGCAGTGATAGTAAACGTACTTTTTGCCGTTCACGGTATTGGTCTTGCGGGTCATGCGCCCGCCGCAGGAACCGCAGATCAGCAGGCCGGAGAACAGATAGACCGCCTCTCCGTTCGGCGCAGTGCGGGTGTCAAGGCTCAGTATCTTTTGCACCAGATGAAAATCCCCTTTTGAAATTATGGGTTCATGGGCGTTCTCAGTGCGTACCCATTCCTCCGGGGGCTTTTGAACAATATCTTTCAGCTTGTGATTATAGGTTTCCTGTTTGCCTTGCAGAAGAACGCCGGTGTAGGTTTCCTCCTGCAAAATCCGCAGAACAGCCCGGGCGGACCACTTTGCGCCGGGCACATCCGCAAAGCCGCCGGTGGGGTGGGGTAAGCCCCGGCTGCTTTTGTAGGCCATAGGAGAAAGAACGCCCAGCCGGTTCAGCTCCTCCGCTATCCTTTTTGCACTAGCTCCATCTATCTTGTGGCGGTAGATGTCCCGGACGATTCCAGCAGCGTCCTCATCGATTACCAGCCGGTTGTGGTTATCCGGGTCCTTGCGGTAGCCGTAGATGGGGCAGGCACCCACATAGTCGCCGTTACGGCGCTTTGTCAGCAGGGCGCTGCGGGTTTTGACGGAAATATCCCGGCAGTAGGTATCGTTCAGCAGGTTCTTCATGCTGATGTTCAGGTCGTCGCCGTTGTTCTCGTTTGCTGTGTCGATATTGTCATTGACTGAAATAAACCGCACCCCGCAGGTGGGGAAAATCCGGCGCAGATAGCGCCCGGTTTCGATATACTCGCGGCCCAGCCGGGAGAGGTCCTTCACGATTACGCAGTTGACCTTCCCCGCCATGATGTCGGACATCATTTCCTGGAACGCGGGCCGGTCAAACAGAACGCCGCTGTACCCGTCGTCCACACGCTCCGAGACCAGCTCGATTTCCGGGTGGGTGGCGATATAGTCCTCAATAAGCTTCTTCTGGTTCTGAATACTGTCGCTTTCCGCCGTCCTGTCATTGGTATAGGATAGCCGCAGATAGGCCGCTGCCATAAATTCGGACACAAAAATCACTCCTTAAAAATTTCCAAAATTCCCCGGTATTTCAAAGAGTGATTCAGATCTGCCTATTCAATTCTTTTTCCAAGATTGAGTATAGCACATCGGGCCGGGGAAGTCAAAGTTTTTTTCACATCAGCACCTGCTTCAGGCACTCCTCAAGGGAAGGGCCGTCCGGCGTGTATCGTGCGTGTACGGTGAATTTGCCGCATTTGAAGCAGTAGGGGTTTTTGATTTGACGTAAATACTCTTTTATGCGTTCGTCCCTCGGCAGACTGGGGTCAACGTGTATGTTACGGACGTCTGCCAGAGGCTCTTGTGTGATAGCGTTCATATTGTCCTCCTGATGCACGGCCTGGCTTGCAAAGCAATAAGCCATTGCTATGGGGCAGCTTGGAGCATCTGTTGCAATAGAACATATTGGACCATCCATCAAACAGTCACAAAGCCGCTCGTCAATTTTTTCCGGCGTTTCTGACAGAACTTCGTTACGCCCATGGAGTATACACTGCCACCTTGCCCAATCTGTCAACCTCACGTTCTCATGCTCTCCGTCATGCCGTATGTAAGCCCAGCCATCCTTACTGTATACAAAGTTAAGGATGGTCTCAAAATTTCCGTTCGGGGTGTCAGTTGTTAGTCGTTTCATTGTTTATTCTCCTCGTATAATAAGATTTGCAGATAGTTTATACAATGACAGCGTTAGCTTTCTGGTCAGGGCGGGCCTCAAAGGAGGATGGGTTATCAGCGTTTGCATGGCCCCGCCATGCCATCCCGGTGGGGACTGTGTAAAGCCCAGTTTTCGCTCCCGCACCGCCGCCGTTGCCGCAGAGGGTCTTGCTCTTTCCGTCCGCAGAGTACACTCTGTGGCCCTGGCCCTCTGAGCCGGTGCTGCTCTCGATGGCGCCCACTCGGATTGGCTCCGCCGCCATTGTCGCGGGGAAGTGCTTGCTATCCAGGGCGTTGGCCGCGTTAGAGTTGGCATAGTTGGCTTTCAGTGTGTACCCTTTTTCCCGGAGCGGCAGGCCGCTCTCCAAAATGTCCCGCAGCACCAGCCCACGGTCCTCGGGCTGCTCTACTCCGGGTATGTTCGTCCAGTAAAGCCGCTGGCGGCTCTGGGCGGACACCAGGGCGGAGTTGATGAATATCGGCTCCACACCCAGCTCCGCCGTGATCTGCTCCCGGATAGCCGGCGCCATGCTTTTGTTGTTCTCATAGAGGAAAAAGTCTGGACAATACCGCTCCTTTGCGATAAGATAGTTGCGGAACAGCTCCCAGCCCTGGCCCTCCGGCCTGGTCTCTCTGTGGCGCGATTGGGCGATACTCCAGTGGGTGCAGGGCGAGCCGCCCAGCAGGAGTTTCATCATCGGCAATGCTCCCCCTTTCCCGCTTTTTCCCTCTCCCGGAGCTCGCCCCGGCGCAGCAGGAGCGCCGCCGTGTCCCGGTGTTCGCGCCGGATTTTCTTCAATTCCTGAATTTTATAATAAAACTGCATATCGCCGGTGGAATTGAATCTGTCTCTTAACTCCGCTATGCGGTTATCCATATCTGCCGCCAAACGCAGGTACATTTTTCCGTCGGCAATATTGTCTGCCGGACCAAAAGCCTCCTTCATTTCCCCGCCCCCAAGCTCTCATAAAATTCCCACAGGCGGGGATTGACGCAGTGGCAGGTCCGCACGGCCCCCCGGATATAGGGCTTGTCCCGCTCCGTTATACGCTTTGGTAAACCGCAGCAGTGGGGTTTACCTGAGCTAAAGTAACTGCACTCCGGGCAGTTACAAATGTCCCAAAAATCATCTTTCATGGTCGACGCCTCCTAAAAATGGGTACAAAAATAGCCCCACCACAAAGAGTAATGGGGCAGGAAACTGTATTTACTGTAATTTGCTTATAGCCTGTTGGAGCGTTTGGAGGTGCTCCAGCCACCTCTCTTGGTCAGCTTGATTTTTCCATCTGGCAATCAGGTCATGGCCCGGGGCATGGACTTTCCTGAGCGCCCGCAGGAGAGAGGAAACCTCCTCCGGCCTAAGTATCAGCACTCTTATCTCATGCTCCACATACTCCATGCGGTAGGGGTCCAGAACAGCCATATAGATCCCGCCGGTCTGGAAGAACTCAGCCACGCACTCTGCCAGCAGGACGCGAACGGAATCGAAGTAGATGGGGTAAAGGTAGCGCAGTTCCGGCTGGCACAGGCCGGGGTCAGCTCTCCAGTTATCGTGGCTGAGCCTATTGACAAGATGGTCTTTTAAGGTTAGAATAGATTTCGAGATATCCAACTCGCAAAACGAGACTTTTTCAAGCTGTCTCTCAGCTAAGACCTCCAGCATATCCTGACCGAAAGCGGTGCCCTTAACGCTGATTACTCTAGCTGTTGCTGCCATCTGTCACAGCCCCTTTCTGTTGATACTTCCAGGTTTCCAGCAGGGAGAGGATGACCTCCTCTATCTGTTTCTGTGTGTAGTCTTTGGGGAAATACTGGCTCAGGCATTTATTTTTGAGGGTGACTTGTAGTGGCGTGGGTTTTTCATCTGAGATGATGTCAATAATAAGGCTCGTTGTCAATTCGGTGCGCTCACTGCATTCTCTCAGCTTTTTCGCCTGTTCCATAGACGGTGGCCCGAAAGACTTGTTCTCAATTACGTTATACAGCAGCTCTTGCCCGTCCATAGGGATGTATGAAACTTCTACGGCTGGCCGCAATGGGAACTTATCTTGGTCAACAAGGTCCAACAGACATGGAACAAGCTCCGTCAAGCGTATGAGCCGTTGAATCTGCCTTGCGCTGTCTGGAGAATTAGCTGATACTGCGTCTCGAGACCACTTCTGGCCCAGTGGGCCAGAAGTAAAATCTGTTCTCTGACCCTGATGTTTTATCGCCTCAAGTTTCATCCGATAGGCAAACGCCTTTTCACTGGGCAGAATCTTCTCCCGCTGCAAATTGCTGTCCACCATGACAATCGTGGCCTCGTCATCGTCCATATCCCTGACGATAACCGGCATGGTCTCTTTCCCGGCCAGCTCACTGGCTCTTGAGCGCCGGTGGCCCGCTATGATTTCATAGCCGCCCTCGGGCCTTGGCCGGACGATACCAGGCACCAGAACACCGTATTGGGCCACGCTCTCGGCCATTTCCCGCATTTTCTCATCGTCCGCCACATGGAAGGGGTGCTCCTTGAAGGGATGCAGTTCCCTCAAAGAAAGCTCTTGAATTTGGTCAGCAGCAACCTGGGCCGGGATTCCGCCAAATAAATCGTCCAGGCCGGTTATTTGTATTTTCGCCGCGCTGCTTTTCAT